TTGCCGCCCAACCGCCAGCGATAATTACGCTCATACCTACAGGAGAATTTGGAGTAACCGCTAGTGAAGTACTTTTAATAATTCCTGTAGTAGCCCAAAGTGCTTGCGTAGTTAAGCGGTCATTTTCCGCAGGGTGTGAACCGTTTTGTAACCACGAAGGCGGTGTGCGTAGCGTCATTTATTCTCCTAGATAAAAGCAGAATTCCACGTCACCGTGGCTTGCGTAGTTCCTACAACGGCACTACCTGCGTCACCAGTAAGGTAGAAAAGATTAGTGCCAGGTTGCGCCCAGAACCACTCCCCTGATATTAGCAAGTTACGGGCAGGTTGTCCGTTAAGTGTGATTAGTTTATTGTATAAATCTATAACAAGACTATCAGTATCAGTATATGTCCCAGTAAAGTTCAAAGCATAACCTTGTGTTTGATTACCAAGAATTGGGTCTGTGATTGGTCCATTAAGCGTTATAGTCGGGTAAGCATTAGCCCAACCGTTATTTGTAATAGTCGTAGTAATTTCTACAGAGCCACCGCCATAAACTAAGTTATAAGTACGGTTATAAATACGTCCCGTAGCAGGTGTATACGCAAGTGAAGCGGTCTGTTCGTTATTACTAAAATAGGCTGGATTAGGGCAGAAGAATTCGACTTGGCTAGTTATCTTGCCGTAGGTGTAGTCAGGGTCTACGGCGGTTCTCAGAGCGCGTACACGGGCATTTAAGAACTGTGTATCAGAAGGCGGCATAAGGAAATAAAGCGGTGTAGTTCCCGAAGTCTGAGGCAATAAATAACTTTGGATAGTGTTATAGTTTTGTTGCGCGCTTACGCCGTTTGCACCAAAGGTATTAAAGATAATACTAACGGTTCTTCCTGCGTAAAAATCTCTTCCTGAAAACATACCGTCTGCGTAGCCACGGTTATCGTCTTGTGTTCGTAGTTCAGGTAACGCTTCTAATCCGTCTACAGAAAGAATTTGGTACGGCGAATCAGTACCACCAAAAGTTAAACCGTTAAATGAAAACGAATACGGTTGCGTTAATGTAACGGTCATTTATCTACCCTTGCACCTCTCTGAGCCAACGGTAATGTTGTAACCGTTCCATATTTAATTCCGTTAGTTACAACCGAAGCAATAGCACTTGGTGAAGCGTTAGTACTAGCATTAACTGTAGTACTAATATTTGTAGTAGTTGATTGAGTAGTTGCTCCTTTTACGCCAGCGATTACTCCTGAGCCAAGACTATAACCGCCACCGCCACCTGCTTGAATTGGCGCAGGAATAATAATAGGTGTTTCAAGTAATTTTTTAGTAGCATTAAAGTTAGTTAGAAGCGCGGTAATTTCTTTATTTGTAGCCTTAGTAGCGTCTGTAATCTTTCCTAATTTATCTTTAAATTCTTTTTCAATAGCCGTTAAAGAATCTTCTAAATCTTTACGTGCCGCATTAGACGCTTCAACAAAATCTTTTTGCGCTTCGGCTAAAGATTCCGCAAGGTCAGCGTTAATTTCGGCTACGGCTTCGTTAAAGTTTTTATTCTCTTCGGCTAACGCTTCTGCTAAATCAGCCTGTGCGCTAGCAATAGCGGTATCGCGAGTTACTTCTGCGTCCGTCATAGCCTTATTAAAAGCAGTATTTATTTCTGCTTGCGCCGTTAAATATTCTTTTGCTTGGTCTGCGAGCGCAGTTTTTAAATCGGATTGTGCTTGTGTATAGGCTTGGTTAAGTTCTTCGGTTGCTAAGTTCCCAAAGGTACTCATACTTTTAGCAAGAGTATCTACGCCGTGTTGCGTAGTAGTTTCCATATCCTTATATGTTGTTTGTAACTCTTTCATCATTTCAGGAGATGCATTAAGAATAGACTCTGCTAATTGGTTACCGATTTCGGGACCAGCAGAAACTACTTGCTCAATAAACGTTTGTGAGAATCCGTTAGCCTGTAGGAAGGCGGCATTTTCCGCAAGATTTTTAGAAGCGGCAATTTTATTCTTCATCGCTTCTAGTAATTTACCTACGTTAGCCGTACCTGATTCAACTAAGCCTTTAAAAATATCGGCAGGGTTAAATTCCGTGCCTTTACGGAAAGCGTCACGAAGACGGTTAGCGGATTCTTCTACAATAGATTTTAATTTATCCGCGTGATTTTTATAAATATCGGCTACCTTATTAGTGTTATCAGTTGCCGCTTTTGCTAAGTCCTGACCTCTCTTTGTATTAAGGTCAGCCATAGTTTCGTTAAAACGTTTTTGTGCTTCAGCAATTTTCTTTTGTGCGTCTGAGTTTAATTTAGTAACTCTTTCGTTATGGTCTTTTGTAACCTTTTCAATTCTTTTTGCGGCGTCAGCACGAAGTTTTGTAGTAGTTTCATTATAATTTTTTTCAAGTTCAGCCATTTTTTCGTTGAACTTAGTACGCGCAGACGCAATTTTATCGTTTAAATCTTTAACAATTTTTATATAGCCTTCGTTGGCTTTAGCAACTTTAGGGTCTACCTTGCCACCCCCACCTTTACCAGCAACGCCACCAGTAACGTTTGGCATATCAGGAATCTTCGGAGTTGAAAAAGTTAATTTAATAGGCTTATTAAGTTTATCTAAACTGCCAGCCATACCTGTAACTTTTTTAGCCGCACCGTCAAAAAATTTACCAACAGAATCTGTTGCGCTTTCTAAACCTTTTAAAGCGTTCTTAGCATTATCGTTACCTAATAAGGCTAACCCTTTAAGTAAAAGTTTAAGTGGTCCAGTAGCAATTTTAATGAAACCTGTTGCTAAATCTCCAATAATTCCAATAAGAAATCCAAAAGCCTTAATACCAACTTTACCAATTTCAATCATTATCTTGCGGAACGTTTCGGATTTATTCCAAAGTATAAGCATTGCGCCAATAAGAAGAACTACGCCAGCAACTACTAAACCAATAGGGTTAGCGGTTAGTGCCGCATTAAGTTGTAACTGCCCTGTAGTTAAAAGAGTTTGAACCGTTTTTGCTACTCCTGAAATAACTGTCCACGCTTTTGTGGAAGCGGCAACTATTTTTATTGTTGCGTTATATGCGGCAAGCGCAACTGTAACGGTAAGTATTACGCCAGCAAGAATAGAAAAAACCGTAGAATTCCTTTTAACAAATTCTGTAGTCTTAGAAATTAAATCAAGAAAACCTTTTAGATAAGGCATAAGCGTAGTACCAAGAGTTTCGGCTACGTCCGCAAACTTTTCTTTAGTAACCGCTAACTGACCAGCAAAAGTTTTTGTATACGCAGTAGCCTGTCCGCCAATCTTTGCGCTAAGTTCAGACATACCTTTTTCAAGCATTTGCGCTCTAGGCAAAGTTGTATCAAGTTCAATACCCATTTCTTTGAACGCTTTAGCAGAGCCTTGATTTGCTTTTGCGACAATAGAAGACGCGTCAGCAAGTGAAATATTTTTAACGCGAGCCAAGTCAGCCGAAGTTGCAAGAAGTTTTTGTGACGCTTCTAAGTCACCAGTAGAACGGAATAAAACGTCAAAACCTGCTGCGGCTTCTTCTCCACCAAAACCTAAATCAACATAAGAGCCAGTTAAGTCTTCAATCTCTTTTCGAACCTTAGGAGTATTAACGCCAAAGTTAGAAAGAGTTACGCCTAACTTATTTAATGCTTGTTCGGCTTCGTTGGCTTCCTTAATACCAAAAGCGGCAAACCCTACGAACGCCGCACCCATAGCAAGAAGTCCAGCCGTAGCCACCTTAGAAGCCTTATCTAAGCCCGAAATTTTGCCACTTGCCGTATCGGCTTCCTTACCCATTTTATCAAGTTCTTTATTTACTTCTCCGAACTTGGCTATGGCTTGGTCAGCAATCGCCTTAATTTCAAAGACCGCAGGTGGAAGAAAACTAGAGCCAGCCATTATTTAGTCACCGCCAAATGTTTACGAATAATCATTGGAACTTGTAACTTAAACTTTTGGAAAGCAGGTTGCATATATGGGAATCCGTCCATAGCAGAAGTTCCTTTCCAAGAGCGCGGTGCGTACTTACCGCCTAATTCTACTGCGCGACCATAGATAATTGTTGGTCCAACGATTGCTTCATATTTGCCAAAACCTTTGTTAATTTTTTGACCACGGATAGAACGCCGTAAGTTACCCGTACGGTTCATAGGTGGCTGACCTGCCGTTGCCTTATCCCATACGCCGTTAGTTTTACCGCGCTTACCCGTAATAGTTTCTTTTGAAAGTTGAATCAAAGTAGTCATCATTTCGTCACGACAGGCTTCAGCACCTTTATCTATGCTTTTACCAGCCTTCTCTACGGCTTGGCGAACCTGTTTAAGGTTTGTGACTATCATTTTCTACTTCTCTCACTACTCCTGCAATATGAATTAACCAATCTAGTAAGTGAGCAGGTTGCTCATCTACCTGTGAAGGTGTCCAACCAAACCTTTCCGCACAAACGTAGTAGTACCACTCTTCGTCAGGATACGAAAAGGCTTCGTGTCGCTCGCCACCTTCAAGTATCCATTTTAACCGTTGGAGTTGTCGAAAGGGCTTTCAGGGTCTTTTTCTGTTTCGTCTGTCTTGGCTAGATTTGGAAATAGAATTTTTTGTGCTTCCTTAGTTTCTTCGGTTAAGAAGTCGTAGTCAGCCATTTCAAGTTCTTCAAGAGTAGTAATTCGAATTGACGGAATAATCAAATCAAATGACCACTCTTTAATTAAGACCGCAAGAAGTCCGTCTGTTAAAGATAGGGCTTGCATAATTCCTTCGTCAGCCTTTGCCGCATTAGCGTAAATCTTCTTACGGTCTTTTACGCGCAGTTCCTTAGGGTCACGAATTGTTACAGTTGCTCCACTAGGAAGCGTTACTACTTTTTCTGCCATTTTGTTTTCCTTCCAATTAGGTTACGTGCCTTCCAAATGATACTTTAAAAAGGTGCTCAGGGGTGGGAGCAGGGAAGGCGTCTGCTCGACCAACCCCTGAGCACTACTGTTTCAGAAACTTATGCGTAAGTTCCTGAAGGCTTTGCGTTCTTTAGTACCCACTTAATAGGTGCGAATCCGCCAGTTGAACCAGCGTCAGTTGTGTTTCCTTGACCGTTAAGTTCGATTGTAACGCTTACGAAATCATCTCCACGTTCGATTACTGCGGCAGTATAAGCACCCTTAGTAATTGTTGCTTGGAGTTGAACCTCAGAAGCACCTGTTCCGTAGTTCCAGTTAAGAACAATTGCAGGTTGTGAGTTATTAAGGAAGTTAAGTAACTGTGAATCATTTTCCATAACAAACTTAATAGAGCCTGTTACTTCAAGTGGTCCAAGAAAGATTTGATATGGGTTTTGTGTATTTGAAATACCGTAGATTGGCGTTGCCGCACGAGCCATATCAATATTACCTTCCATAGCGGTAGCAACTGCTGAACCGCCAATGCTTACAGTTCCACGCCATACAGGAGTAGGAAGTACTGTAGAGAAGGTAGGTGTTGGGTCTGCCACAGTTGTAGAAGCCCAACCTGTTGTCTTTGCGTCATACTCCAACATACCGTCAGCGTTAAACTTCAAAGAGAAATCGCTAAACTGACAACCTGGGTATGAGCGAACATCTACCGCATAAAAATCGGTAAGAGTATAAGAAATTGGTTGTACGTCTACATCTGACGTAAGGCTATTTTCTAGGCTAATAGTATGTGTATAAGGCGCGCTTGCACCTGTTGTTGCTACTGAGCCAAGAAGTCCTGCGATTGAATAACCGATTGTGTCGGCAAATACCGCACCACCGAAATCAAAAGTTGAACGTGAGCGACCCTGAATATAGTTGTAATTAACTACGTTAGAGCCACGCAAGCCTGTATCAAATAGTGGGTCTACTAAATCTACTGGCTTTAAATTATCCTTTGCTACAGGGATAAAATCTGTTGGTGCTACTACTGTTCCTTTAGTTACTTCTTTAGCAATACCTAAATAGGAACGTACGGACGCTTGTACGGACATTGATTCACTCTCCTACTGTTGTGTCTGACGCGGCAGACTTAATTGGTTCTGTTGGTTTTGGTGCTGGTGTAGATACTTTCGCGCCAGCAAGAGTTACATCTGCCGCACTAAAGTCATCAGGCGCGTCAAACTCTTCGTTTGGTTTCACTACGATTCCAAGCGAAGGAAACACACGCTCATCTGTTCCTACGTACTTGTATTTCATTTTTTCTCCTTATGCTTGAATCATTTCAGTTACATCAAACTGAAGTTCAGCAAACGTTTCCGTTGCTCCTTCAGCAGAAGTCGAAGGTTCACCATATAAGCCGTTAATAACTGGCTCTGCTCCTTGCCACACTAGGATACCTGTTGGGTCACCAAAGTTGTGGTCAGAACGTAGCCGTGTCTTAATTGCGTCTACAAGTGTATCAAAATCTGCCATAGCAGTTTCGGCTAATTGGTGTAACGAGTGGTGGAAGATTTGAAGTATTACAGAGTAATCAACTCTCTTCCAACCACTATGCGCGCCACCAATAGCCAAACGATTTTCTGTTTCTGATTGAATAAAAATTACTACTGCGGCACGACTCATTTGCCCTGCCTGAGCGTTTACTTGAAAGTCAATACGCTTAGGAAACGAAGTAAAGACTTGGTTTAAATCTTGAATAGGCGGATTCGAAATAAACGCATATAACGTATCTCTTACGCCAACGCGTCCTGCCATTAGCGAATCCTTCTATAGAGCGTAACCATTTCAATCGCCATAGCAATTTCGTTTCCATAGCGTTGTGCGCCGTCAGTAACGCTTTGTGCGGTAGTAGTAATACCCATAGTCATTGACCTATCGCCACGAACCTTTGCGAACGCGGTTGTAACAAGAATCGTTGCTTGCTTAATTGCTTGTGGCATATTGCCAAAAGTAACTCCTGTGGTATGTGTATACGCTAACGGAGTAACTAAAGGAACGGTTGTAGAACCATACGTATAGTTAGAAGCAACTGTAATAGTTTCGCTTTTTGCGCCGTCCCAAATTCGATATTGACCGCCAGCCTGAATACCTGAAGCGTTAGCAACGGTCATAGTAGAAGCGAGCGCAACCGCCGTAGTAATAGGGTTATTTACGTATCCGCTTGTGTAGTTATATTGGCAATAAATCTGATTGTAATTAGAGCCACCGCCACCGAAGGAAAGTGGACCACTACTTGACCAAGTTAAAGCCATTTGTGATACGGGAATAATTATTTGTTGGTCTTCGAACCACGACATAGAACAATCAGGAAGTGCTATTAGTTCGTTAGGAGTAGGACCATAAGAAAAACTTTGTAGTGAAATAACAGGAGAGTTATTAGGGTGTAACGCTATAAAGCCCTGTGGTGTAAAGCGCGTACGTTGTGTTTCAGTACGTGATTGCGCGCTTAAATTTTGATTTAAATATTCGTCTAAGAAAGAAGAAGCACGAAGAATTAGCCTTGTTAATTCCGCGTCTTGCGCGTCCTGATTACCGCCTACTACTAAATTGTTATAGTCAATAGAAGTAGGTGCGTTTTTAAATTCTTGTAGGGTTATGTAAGGTTGTTCAAAGAACGGCGTTTGTGTAGTAATACCTGTAGCCATTTAGTCACCGTCTTTCATAATCCGTTCGTTTTCGTGTCCGCACCGCGAACACTTTTTGAAATAACTACCGAAGCCACATTGAGAACACGGGAAGCCTTCTGTGTCCGCTACGCCACCTGCGCTCGCTACTCCTAAACCTTCTGCCTTCATTTGTGCCGCGTGTTTAGGATTATCTACGTTAATTAACCCTGAACGGTCAGCCCTATAAACCTTTGTACCGCGTTCTGTTTTTACTGCTACTTCTCTTAATCCCTGCGGTGGAATCATCTTGCCCATAATTATTCCTTCCTGCTAGTAGTGGCGCGCCCACTATATGACGCGCCACTCTAACATTAACTATCTACTTACGCGTTTACGATTCCTGATACTGCGCCGTTCCAAGCAGGAGCAGAGCAGAAGAATGTGCCACGGAAGTAAGTTGAGAAGTCGTATGAGAACTGTGTTACTGGCCATTGAATTCCCATATAGTCCTGAACCATATAGTTCGCCCAAACATCTGATACCTCAGTATCAGGAATTGGAAGAGTATATGAAAGAACAGGAGATACACCCTGAGGCAACCAAGGGTGAACTGTTAGTGGAACCATCTTGCCAGTGATTTCGTTATAAAGACCACCGATAGTTGCTCCACCTACATAGTCGCCAGCCTCAGTTTGTGTGAGAGTTAGACGGTAGTTAGCAGTTGAACCGTTCTTGATTGAATCAGAGAGTTGCTTACGGTCTGCACCGTTGATAAGAATCTCGTCTGGGTCAGCCTTAACGTTGTTGTATAGGTTGTAGAACACGGTCTGATATTCAACACCTGGGTTAGAAGTGCTAAATGTAGAGTTGATTGTGTTGTTATAACCTGAGTTAGCACCCATAACTGTAGGAAGGATTCCGTCATAACCTGTTGCGTAAGCAGATGTATCTGCGTTAGCGCGTGAAGCAGCAGCACCAGTTGTGGTGAGTGCGAAGTTATTTCCAGTAAGTCCGATAGTTCCTGCACCCTGAATTACCGCAGAAGTTCCCTGCGCGGTGCCTTGGAAAGTACAGTTAGCAGTACCAGTTGTAGTACCTACGTAAATGTTGTAACCGATTGCGCCTGTAACTGGTGTCCAAGAAATTCCTAGAACGTCACCTGAAGCAACTGCGGTTGATTGAACTGTTGAAACGATTGACTCACCAAAACCTGAAGATGAAATACCAGCGTTAGCAGTTACATATACGAAGTATGTTGCGGCAGCAAGAGCAGTCTGTCCTGCGCCAGCAACTGGTGAAGTAAGAGTTACTGTCGCTGGTGCGGCAAGCGCGCCTGAGTAACCTGAAGCAGTACCGCGAGCCATCAACATCATACGTTCTTCCATAAGCATTGTTGCGTATAGAGTTGAAGTAGATGAGAGTTGGCGCAAGTCCTGATAACCCAACGCAGAGAAGTTAGCGTCAAAAGTTACGCTATCTGATAGTGAGTATGAGTTGTAAGGCAAGATTAAATCTTGTGCGGCATAACTAATGATTGGTCCACGCTCGTAGTTAATTGAACCAAAAGTAGCAGTTGAACTCTGCGTAATTCCTGGCCAAGTGTTTCCTACTCCACCTGTTCCTGTACCTGTGTAACCAAGAATCTGCTTCTGACGGTGGCTTGTGCCTACGCCTTTTTTACGAGCAATTTTATTACGTAGTGGTGTTGGACGTGGTGTAAGCATCTTTGCTGGTGCTTCCAAATCGAAAGCGGCAAAAGATGTTGAGAGTGGAGAAGTTAGAGAAATCTCCTTCTGAATATCTTGCATAGCCAAACGCTGAGAAGCAAGAGCGTTATTAAGCGCGCCTACTGCGTCAGGTGTAAGTGACTTGTTTGCTACTGCGGCTTCCAATACTGCTACAGGGTCACCTGCGGCTTGTGCGAAAGTCGCTGCGCCTGACTTGATAGCCATAATTGCGCTTGGGTCGGTAACTGAGTTACCAATTGACTTATTAAGTTCTGCGTTAAATTCTTCAACACGAAGTGCCGCTTCTTTTGCGCCACTAGCGTCAGAGAAAAGGTCAGAAGCCTTAACTTGTGAAATCGCCATTTTAATCCTTTCGTAAAGAGTTGTTTAGTTGGCTTGAATTGCTTTGGCTTTGGCTTCAAAATCTTGAGCCAATTCCTTATAGCCACGGGCAAGTTCTTTGTCCGTAGCAGAAGCGGACTTAGCGCGATAATCTGCGGCAATAGCAAGGAAGTGAGAAATTTCTTCTACTACCTTTTCTTTTACTGCGAATCGCTTTGGACCGTTTCCTACTGCTTTTGTCTTAGCCGTTGCCAACTCACTCTGTAACTTACTAATCTCTTCTTTATAAGAGTTAATCTCATTAGTTACTGAATCAGTAGCACTCTTTACGGCTTTAGTAATAATGTCGTTAATGACTTCATCACTTAAAGCAGACTTCTCCGAATCTTCTTCGGAATCTTCAAATACGTCTTCATCAGAAACACTTGGAAGACGTTCGATTGTTGTTTCAGGCAAGATAGTTCCTGCTGATTTAGGTGTTTCATTAGGAGTAACAATTACTGCGGTTGAAACGTTATCGCCGTTTGGAAGTTGTGTGCGTCCGTGTGAGTTAGCAGGTTGGTTACAACCGCACTCTAGGCACTTAGTAACTTCGTCAGACTTATCAAGTGGCTTTTTACCTTCGGCTTCTTCTACTTCTTCTTCAGCAGTTTCAGCACCGACACTTGGACCTTCTTCAGTTTCTTCTTCGGCGGTTTCGCCAACGTCACCTTCGGCTTTATCTTCAATATAGCCACGTTCCTTACACATCATAGTAAGGTCGGTCATTTCTTTTGTGAGTTCTTCAAGACGCTTTAGTGCTTCTTCTTTTGAATACTCCTTGTGTGCTGATTTTTCTTCAGTTGCTTCTACCGCTTCTACAACTTCTTCAGTTACGGTTTCCGCAGGAGTTTCTACAACTTCTTCAGTTGCTTCTACGAGTTCTTCCACTTTCATTATCTCCGTTCCTACGGACTTAGCCATAATTAGTTTTGCGTTAGGGTTTGCTGGACGGTCTACCAAAGATACTTCGACAATCTGACCGTCAATAATTCGTCCATTTGCCGCTTTGTTATCACGAACAACGCGTGGTGAACGAATACCAATAGAGAATCCCTTGAATACGCCTGTCTCTGTTTTTTTAACACTAACAGGGTCTACTACGTGAACGTTAATATAAAATCCGTCTTCTTTAGCGTCTAGTTCTTTAGCGACACCTGCGGCAATATTAGAATGTTGCTCGCGAATATTTCCGCCTGTCTTAAACCACTCAGGCATAGCAGTAGCAAGCCAACCTGCGTCACAAATTTGTTGGTCAATATCAAGAGAATCATCTGTTGCCTTGCCATAGACCATTAGTGTTCCGTCATCAAGTTTTTCTTGCTTAATGATTTTAGCAAATGCGCTTGTTGTATCAAGGCTCATAGATTTATCCTTTTTCTTTTCTCTCTCTGAAATTCCGTCAGCCCAACTTTTGCCAGCGTCACCGCCCCATAATAACCAAGCGATATAACCAGCAGAAGGGTTTGAGGAATCTCCCCAACCTTCGCCTTTCTTATCAACTTCGTGACGTGCAAAATAAGATACCATACGGCGAATAGTTTCTAACGGAATACTTTGACCGTTAGATAAACTTCTTGCGCGTGCAACTCCTACTTCAGTTCCACCGCGATTAAATTCACGGCGCAATTCCAAACCACGTTTCGCATTATTGCGAACTCCTTCAGGTGGTACAAATCCGTCTGCCATTAGTCCTCATCTCCAAGAATAAATGATAACGCTTCTTCGCCTATATCACGAGTATCTACTACGTATGGCGCAATGTCGCATACACAGTTCGGGTGAGCAGGTGGTTCCGTATCTCCACTTGGAAATGTATCGTCAATACGGATAGGCGATACATCTGCGTTCTCTTGGCATAAATCACAAGGGTCTGCAACAAGCCACTCTACCAGTTCTACGCCACTTTCTTGATATAACTCACGTGACGCCACGGCAACTGCTCTACTCATTTCTGTTTGAGCAATTCCTAATGCGCGCTCGCTATCGCCTAATAAATCTTCTACGTCATCTACTACGCTTTTAGGCGTTTCACCTTTAGCAAGAGCGCGTGATAAAAGAGTTCCAAGACGGTCAAGGGTAGTTCTATCTAAGCCTTGAATTGTTACACCGCGTCTATCAAGTAAGTCAGAAAGACCGCGTGGCGGACGTAGTAAAAGCGCGGCAGGTTTATTTCCAGCGCGCCAATTCTCCCAGTTTGTAACTCTTACCGCGTTACGTAATTGTTGTAACGTACTAGGTGCTTTATTTACTTTGGCTTTTGCTATTCCGCTTAACGCCATATCTTGACCTAACGCATACGATTCTAAATAAAGAGTACGTAACGCTTGGTTTAAAGGTTGGCTATTAAGGCGTACGTGAACCTTCGACCACTCGCGTAACTCTTCGGGTTTAATGTCGGTACGTCCTGCGTACTGCGCAAAAAAATCATCTACTACCGCGTTAGGGTTTAACGATTCTTTTAATGCGTCACGGATTAACTTTGCCCGTCTTGCCGCAAGGCGTTTCTTGGCTAAGTTCTTTTGCTTCCACGCTCTATTCATAGCGTCCTACGCTAAATAACGTTCGGCATACCACCGTGCTGAGTCATAATCTTTTGTTACTACGAACTTATTTAGAACGTCCGCGTAAACAACGGGAACTTCTCTAAAATTAAATTCGCGTACAGGAGATTTCTTTAGGAAACGTAAGAATTGTTTTAATTCTTCTACGGCTTTATCAGCAGTATCGGCTTCTACAGACGCGCGTAACTCTTCTATTGCGCTATTAGCATTTCTTAATGCGGTGTCTTCAGGTGCTTCAGTACCGCGTAATTGTTCAATAGCGTTCTGCGCTTCTGATAAAGCGTTCTCGTGCGGTGCGCCTTCAGTACCGTTCATTAGTTCGCCTTGCGTATCCATACCGCCTAGAGAAGAATCAAAAGGAACTACACCTGCTTCTGTAATGAAATATGCGCCTGTTCCTGCCACGATAATAGGCATATCAGCCTCAGGAGATTCAATTAAAGGAAGTCCTGAACGTGAACGGGCTTCGTTAATAGTAAGTCCGCCTGATTTAATTTCAATATCGCGAGTACGCGCAACACTTTCTAAGTCTTGACGTCCTGATTCCATAAACTTAAATTCAAGTTCGCGTGGCATACCAAGATAGGTATATGAAAGGTTTGAAATCATCTTACCAATCCACGTAGCCAAAGGAATTGCGCCAATAACTTCTGACGATTCGGCTTGACCCATTTGGAATCCTGAGCCACCTAATCCGCCTTTAGGACTAAATCCGATTTCGCTAGGCATAACGCCAAAGTGACCGCAGATAGAGTTCACAAGGTATTCGTCAAGAGTATCTTTAAACTTTTCTCCGTACCCGTCATACTGAACCGCTTTAAGTCCTGCTGGTAGTAGACGTACGCGCTTACGTTGTTCGGTCTGTCCTGCTAAATCGTTATTAAAAATATTTTCATAAGCACGAAGTAGGTCAGGGTTATTACCAAAGTTAGCGTCAGTTTCCATAAGCAACTCAGGTGTAACGCCGTCTGTATATTCGGCACGAATCCATTGTTGTCTACGTAGATAAATATCAGCGAGCGCAAGTGCGCGTTCTGTAGGAGAGTAACCGTATACCGTCATTGTTCGGCGGTTACGAATCATATAAGAGAGTTCGTCTGACGTGAATTCTCCGTCTGCTTCTTCACCTTCGACACCTGCGGCGAATTCGCTACGTGGGAAGCCATAAAGAATTTGTTGGTAAGCAGGGAACGGTGCTTGTGGTCGCATACCACGGTCATCTATAAGTGGCTTAATAGTAGAACCGTCAAGAATTTGTAGCCCTAATAAATCTCCACCGACAGTTGATTGCGGCCAAACTGCCCACGCGTCAAGTACTAAGATTTCTTCTAACGCAATATTTAACCAATCGCTAAATACAATACCGTTTGACTTATCAGGTTGTTCCCAAAATTCACGCGCTCGCGAAATCTCTTCTGTGTATCTATCACGAGCAACGGTCATAGCGCGCGTATGGTTACCACCGATTTCGCTAATAATCTTTTCTGCGGAATCTTCGGCAAGAACAATGTCCCAATTAAGTCCGACAATCTTTGACTTTAGAACTTCGATACATCTACGCAAAATATCTATCTGGTCTGCTGCGGCACGAAGAGTTTGAAAAGGAACTAAACGTGTAGCAGTAATATTTATATTCTGCGCTACTTGAAATTCATAACGGCGTGGGTCAGGACGTCCTGAATCTTCACGTGGTGGGTTAATTGCTCCTGGCACAATAGGCATACCTGGAGAAAACGGTACGTTTGGTGTAACAGGGTTACGTGGTAATGCGTCAGTAGTACCGTAAGTAGTTTGCGTACGTCCTGAAATATTTCGCATATCTTGTTCGGACATAGCAACTGCGCCTACAGGTAGGTTAGGTGCCTTCGTAATTTCTTCGGCTACCTTCTGAGCAATACGGTCTAACAGACCCATATTTATCTCCTTCTTTAGCCGTTATTAAGCGTGAACTACTACGCGATACTGATTTGAAGTAGGTGCTACTGAGAACAATAACGTAATTGTATTAACAGTAGCGTGGTTTACGTCACAGATAACTTCTGCGTATGGTGAAGAGTTATCATAAACGGACACTACTACGTCACGAGTATTTAGGTTATGTGTGATTGTATAAGAAGTAGCAGAACCGTCACCAACGTTTGACGCGTACTTACTTACAACTACTGCTGAGTCAATCGCAACGGTATTTGTTAGTACTGAAATACCGTTTCCTGCGCCTACTGCTAGGTCAGAAGTTAGATTTAAACCTGAAGTAGTAGCCAACTTAACTTCTGCGCCACTTGCGCCTGTCTGTAATCCGAATCCGCTACGTGGTTGGAAAGTAAAGTTAGTACCAGTAAGTAATACGCCGTTAGAAGCGGTATATGTACCTGCGCCTGAGAACTGCTGGAATACGATTGGGTCAGTACCGACAGTTGTTACTTCGTCTACGTTTACCCAGCCTGTATTAGCAAGAGTTGTTCCGTTATCTACGAAAGTAAAGTCACCGCCAGCAATTTCTGTAGGAGTATCAAAGTCTGTTGCGCGAGTAAGAACCCAGTTAGTTGAACCGCTACCTACCGTTGTAAGAGTATAGATACCGTTTTGTGAAGTAGTTGTTTGGTTCTTTACAAGGATACGGTCATTAAGACTTGGTGTTGTACCGTCTGTAGTAAATGCGGCTTGTGTGCCAGCGTTAGTAAGAGTTGCGCCTACACCGCTAGTTCCGTTGCTATATGTAGCGTTAAGATTAGCAGTTGTTCCTGCGTAAGAAGCAGCGTGAATATTTAAACCTTGTGCTACGTCATCTACGTATTGCTTATTTGCGGCGTCAGTACTTACGGTTGGAGTTCCAACGTTAGTAAGTTTGTAACCAGCCATAGATAAATCAACGGCAGGAGTAAACGCGTGTGTGTGGTCTTCCTTAGAAGGAACGCTTGCTGTACCTGCGCTACCAGTTACGCCAGCAATAGCGTTTGGTGTAGAAGTTCCAAGCGCAGGAGTACCGTGTGTATGGTCTGCGCGCGCGTAGTTATTTGAAGTACCGTCTGCTGAAGCCTGTCCGTAAGAAGTTTCAGTAACTACAGAACCGAACGCGTTTGTTTGTGTCCAAGTTGAACCGTCTGAGTAGTAAAAAAGTTTTGTATCAGTAGCGTAGAAAATAGTTCCTGCGTCTACGGTATTAGCGGCAGGACGTGAAGAAAGAAGTCCTGATTGAACGGCGTTACCAGCAACTTCCCAACGTGTGCCGTTATAAATATAAAGTTGATTATCAACGGTGTTGTAATAAATCTGACCGCTATATGGTGTTGAAGGCGCAGTAGCAAGATTCTGAATTACCGCGTTTTGTAATTCGTTCTTGTTAAGGTCAATACTTACTAAAAACTTACGGCTCATTTGTTCTCCTAAATTACGTACGCCGTACCTGTAAAGGCACTGGTGAAGGTTATCACCATTTGATTCTTGCTTGGATAACTAAACGTGCCTTCACAATTAGTTCCTGCGCTATCCAAAACTACGGCGGTTGGTTCTCCACCTAAGTTATGGTTAATCGTCCATACTGCGCTCGCTTGCGCTTGCACGTGTGTATAGAAAATACTAGCAGGGTTACCTGCTGGACCTTGTGGACCAACACCAACGATTTCTACTGTAGGGATTATTGGTTGAATAATTACTGCGTCATCTGCCATTATCGCGTCACCTCAGGACTTACTACAACCTGACCCTGTGCCAGCCTTGTAACAATACTACCATTTACAAGTTCTATATCATAGACATAAGTACCTTCGTCAATCGCGCCTGTCTGTGTCGCACTTGCGGTCACGGCTACAAATCCTGTGAGTGGAGTAATTGTGATTCCGCCATTTTCGGTAGTAAGAGTTAATACCGCGTCAGGGTCAGAAGGAAGCGAGCGCACTTGAAGTCTTGCGGTGTATCCCGTTAAGTTCATAGGTACGGTAGCAATTCCGCCTGAGATATAAATACCAGTTGCGCTATTAGTAACGCTAAAAGAAGTTGAATTAGAATTAGCAATAGTTTTATTTTGAAGGTTATAAACGTTTGGAATTACGCCGTCAATAGAAACTGTTTGACCAATACCAAAAGCGTTACCGCAAGTATAAGTAACCGTTGTTCCGTTACCTACTACGTTAGTAATTACCGCAGGTTGTTTATAAATAAAGTTAATATACCAAGTAGCACCTTGGTCAATCGTTGTGTTGTATGTGACCGCCACTTAAACTCCTAAACTTGTTCCACACGAAGAACATATAGCCTGACCTTTAACCTGAGGCATACGACACGAAGGGCAAAAGTCCGCCATAGCCGCAAGGCTCATCATACTACTGCTACCGCTATTTAACTCTGTAATAGCCCATACTAAAGCGTCAAGGCGGTCAGGACTTTCGCTACTAACTGGCGTCCACTCGCACATCTGCGTTTCAAGTTCTGCGAAATATCCGTGGTGGTGAACTCTACCCTGTTCATATAAAGAACTAATAGGTTCAGCACGTAATTGTTTTCCACGTGTCGCAGTTACTTTTTTTACTGGCGCGCTATGGTCTACTTGTTTGATAAGTAACGTAACCATATCGCCACCGTTATTAGTTTCAGCAATAATCTTATCTGCGCCTAAGTCGTGGTAAAGATTTACCGCTTGTCTAGCCCACGCGTCAGGAGAAGCGCGTAATGACTTATCACTAAGAACGTAATAATGATTATCTGAAGTAATTCCTGCGGCAACAATTCCCGTTTCATCTGAGTCTGCGTTATTAGTTACGGCAGGGTCAATCGCTACGACAATTCGAATCAAAGGCGGAATATCCGTTACGCGCGCTCGCTCTATCATCTCACGTGTCCATAACGCGCCTTCAACCGTGTCTAGGATTTCGCCATAGAGTTCTTGCCTACCAAGTCGCGTATTCTCGTAACGTAATTTAAGTTCAGCGAGCGCAGAAGCGGCAAGATTCTTAGCGTTATCAAAAGTAGAACCGCGTACTACCTTTACACCTTCACGGTCTACTAAATCTTTAATTAACTTCGTAGGTCGTGGCGTAGTAGTAATAATTGTTTGTGGGTGCTGACCTAATCGCGCACCGAACTGGTACTGGTCCCAAGCGTCAGCACGTTTAAATGCGGCTAACTCATCAAACCAACCGCCGTGGAATTGTGGTCCACGTAAACGGTCAGGCTCTTCTCCTGAGAATAATTTAATACGGCTTCTATTCGTTAAAAAGATTTCTGAAATAGAACGGTTGTAATCCTTTAATACTCCGTACTCTTTTAGAATATTTAGGATTCCTGATTCACCTTCAACACACGTATCACGAGCGTCCGCGTGTGTAGGCGCAACGATAGCCCACCGCGTACCTTCGTTACTAATCGCTTTCCACGCGAGCCACTCTGCGGCAGTTCGCGTTTTACCAGCACCACGACCAGCCAAGAACAACCACGTGTTCCAATTTTCGTTATCAGTTGGAATCTGTTCCGTTCTCGCTAGTTGGTGCGTCCAGCGCACGCGTCTTGCCGCTATCAAGGAGTTCAACGAGCCTTTGGACTTCGGTATCAATGGTGCTTGCGTCATAATGAGTTATCTCCACCTGCGCTCGTGCTGGCATATCTAAGCCAAGTAAGCGCGCTCGCCTTTCCATTATTTTTAGTACTGCCATAACCGCAGGAACTTCCCCACGCATTACTTTGTTCCATAGCGCGCCTTGTGCTATGTCTAAACGGTCTAACTCAGTACCGCGTAACTCTTCTACGTCAGACCGAATAATTCTTTTACACGCGTTCGCATAAGCCTTATGTGCGCCTGACGCGTTAGCAAACCCTAACTCTTTAGCGATTAAATCAAACGTTAAACCACCACGCCGCAGTTGTAATACTTTCGCTTCACGTTCGATAGTTTCAGGTTTAATTCGTGACGGTCTTGCTTTACCTTCGCTCATAACCGTTTACCTATCGTTAGTAATAACGCAAAGCAAAAAGGAACTACGAAACCGCCTATAACCCAACCAAGAATAAACGAAGTCCAGTTCACGATTTCCCCCAACCACTTCCCCTAAAGATTGCTGGCGTTGCGCCAATAACCTTACTCATAGCGTTACCGCACTCGCAGGTTTTCTCGTGCTTATCTTCAAAGCCAAAGTAAATACTTTCCTGCTTCATACACTTGTAACACTTAAATAAGTAGACGGGCATTTAATACTCCAAGCCACCGTAGAAACATAGAAACTCTATTGTTAGCCCGTACTTACTAA